ACATTGACTTGGATTTATGGTGTATCCGCAGGTACTCAAGGCGGTTCAGCAGGTGCATTAACCGATAATGGTGGTGTGCGTTTAGCAACTGCGTAATAATATTAGTAATTAATATTTATCATGAAATTAGTCTTACAATATAAACAAAAAGGAGATAAACCCGAAATCGTTTTCTCTAGCAATAACAACCAAGAAGTCGCTGACAAATTCAACGATGTAAAAGATGGTAGTTTTTCTACAGAAATATGGACTTTGGGCATGAGACAGAAAGCATACTATGGCGATGTTAAAAAAATAGAAAAGAAGCCGATAGTTAAGAAAACTGTTAAAAAAATCCAAAAAGTTGAAGAAGTAGACTAAAGTAATTAGGGCGGTAGTCCCTTCAAAGCGAGGGGGCTACCACTTTTACTATTATGTATTATAAAGATTTTCCACAGATTGAGCCACAGGCAATAAAAAGAACAGTAGATTCTTCTTCTGAACCTTTAACACTTGCTGAAGCAAAAGCACATTTGCGAGTAGGACATAGTGATGATGATTCGTATATCAGCACTCTTATAACTGCAAGCAGACAAAGCCTTGAAATATCAACAAGGAGATCGTTGGGGGCGAGTCAAACTTATCAAGTAAGTTATTGTCATTTTCCTAGCGTTTATAATCGATTAGTAATACCAAACCCACCTATTACGGCAGTAACTTCTTTACAATATTACGATGTAAATAACTCATTAGTAACTGTTGGATCTCAACATTATCATATAGAGAATCAAAGCGAAGGAGTCGGATACATTTCATTGGACGATGGGTTCAGTAGACCTACAGTAAGCAAAGAGAGAGTAGCTCCCGTTGTTTTAACATATACAACAGGATATACTACTTTGCCAAAACCATTACATCAAGCCATGTTATTACTGATAGCACATTACTACGACACAAGAGAGCCAATATCGATGGGAGTGATTCCTTATAAAATACAGCGTTCTTTAGACTTTATTGTAAATCAATACAAAATTCAGTAACACTAATGAATTAACAGTTGATAATGCTCTTTAAGATATGGGGAACAGTCGCAATAGCAGTCTTTGTTTTAACGGGCGTAGATGAGTATAATGTCATAGCGAGCATATTTATGCACTTATGTGGTGGGATAGCATCACTATCAGTAGCATGGTTTCATATTTATAAAAAAAGTAAAAAATGACACAGGAATTAATATCATTATTTTTAGGTACAGGAGTCGGTGCTTTAACTAAAGTTATCGGTTTATTTGTATCAAGCAGTATCGACTTAAATAAATCTAAGTTAGATACCAATATACAGACACAGGAATTGGCAGATAAGAGTCATGATCGTGCATCGGATAGAGGCGGGCAATGGGTTAGACGGATTATCGTATGCGTTTGTTTATTTGGAGTAGTGATCGTTCCTTTTATAATGTCATTTATGGAAGCGGGAGTAACTGTGAGTAGAACAAACTCTATTTTATTTTTTGAGTGGGAGACATGGAAGACGCTTGGCGGTTTTGTTATACTTCCCGAAATACGAACAACATTAATAGCCATTGTAGGATATTACTTTGGTGCATCGTCTATAAAGCAGTAAATGTATAATATCGGCAGATTAGATAAAAGAATAGTATTACAAGTACAAGCAAGCGAAGATACGAGAGATGCGTTCGGTGCAGTTGAGTTTACTTCTAATTGGTCGGATATTGGATACAGATATGCTGATGTAGTCGAGATGGACGGAACAGAGACGGATATACAAGATAAACAAGTAGGATTAAAAAAAGTAAAATTCACAATTAGATACGAAAACAATATAGGGATTCATTCACATAGAATAAAGTACAACAATAGATACTTTGATATTTTAAGTATAGTTCCTGCATCAAAAAATCGAAACGAAGCATTATCAATACTAACTGAAGAAGTAATATGAGTAAAAAAGATATGCAGATTAATTGGAATCAACCTAGTTTTGATGGTATGATTAGAAACTTAGAAGGATTTCAAAGAGGAATACGAAATAAAGTTATTCGTGAAACTGTAAAAGAAGTTGGTGAAATTTTCGTTAAAGAATTAAAATCATCAGCACCAAAAGATACAGGGATTTTACAAAGGAACATAAAACAAAAAGTAAAAACAAAACGAAATTACATTTATAGTATTTTTGGAGCAAAATGGTTAGGCGAGAGCGGTACTACAAAGGGTAAAAATCCCGCAATCTATATTCATGTGTTAGAGCATGGTGGTAAAAAACGCAGTAGAGGCACAAAACCATTCGCTAAAGAGGCTTTTAATCGAAAAAGGGACAAAGGTATATCGTTAGTCAAACGAAGGCTCATGGGGGCATTTGACAGAGCAAGGGAATTATCAAAATGACAGTATACGAAGCAATAGCAAGATATTTAAAAAGCAAAGAAGGTAGTTCGGATTTAAATTGCACATTTTATCCCAACCAAGCACCCGATAATGCTACAAGACCTTATGCGATATTTAGCGTTAAGGACGATGTTCCTAGTTTAACTCATGACGGGGGATTATTTTCCGCAGATGATGCAGGATATAATAACGGAAATATAATCATACAATTTGATTTTTTCTCAGATAGTTTGACGGATTTAAACAATAGAATTTTTAAAATAAAAAACAACTTTGTCGGAAGGTCTATCTTATTAGATGCTTCTGTAAAAATGGCTTATGCAGACTCTGATAATGAGTTCGATGCGTTTGACGAAAAACAAAAACTATGGATTAGGTCATTCGACTTAAACATGAAATATATATTAACAACAAACTAAAATAAAATTATGGCAGATATAGCTTATGGAGTAAAGTTTGAATACTCGTCCGATAGTGGTAGTTCCTACACAGCATTGGGCGAAATTACAGACATATCACCTCCGAGTGTTTCCAAGGATGTAATTGAAACTACAAATCATGGATCAAGCGGAGTTAAAACATACATTGGAGGTCTTGTCGATTATGGCGAGGTTTCTATTACAGTAAACTACGATCCCGATGGCACGGAAAACGATGCTATTAGAGATTTAGCGGTTCTCGCACATGAGACAACAGGTAATAAATTGTATAAGATCAGTTACAATGATGGTACTATCAATGACTACACAGATTCTTCAACAGAAACCTTCGCAGGTATCGTTACAGGATTCGAGCCACAAGCTCCTATGGATGGTCAGCTTTCCGCAACATTTACAATTAAAGTTACAGGAACAGTAACATATTCAGCTTAAATGAATAAGATTAGTGACTCTACTGACATTACCATACCGCTACGCAATTTACTTAGCATAGTGTTCGGTGTGTCAGTAGGGGTTGCTACTTATTTTCATATAAATGAAAGAATCTCTATGTTGGAGCATGATCAGCAAATGATCTCAAGAGATGTGCAGAGTAACTACGAATGGAGAGTTGATTGGGAAAAAAGCGGTTTACTTCCCGCAGATATTATACAGAATGAAAAAATAATAATGATAGAAGAATCATTAAAAGAAGTTAAAAATTTAATTAAGGAAAAATAATTATGGCTAAAATAAAATACAAAGGAGAAGAAAAAGAGTTAAAGATAACAAATCGAGCTATGATGGCTTTTGAATTATCGGGCGGGAATATTAAGGATTTTGAAACAAATCCCGTTAGTTCTGCGATAAAATTGGCGTGTGCGTGTTTAAAACTACAAGGCGATCCATTAGACCATGCAGATGATTTACCGCCACTTGTGGAGATTTCAGAGGCGATTACGCAAGCAATGACAGAAAGCGGGTATGTCGGAGAGCTAGAACCCACAAAAAAAGCCAATGGCTAGAGGCATTTGCACTAGCCCGATTAACATTAGGACTAACAGAAGAAGAGTTTAATAATTTAACAAAGGCAGAATTAGAAATATATTATGATGTATACGAAACCTTAGAAAGAAGAAAAGATTATCGTACGGCACAAATTAGTTATATTTTAGCAGAAACAAATAGAGGTAAAAAATCAAAACAATATACGATTGATGATTTTATGCCTGTAAGAAAAAAGAAAAAATCAGAAATAGTAAATCAAGTTAAAAAATTAGGGGCATACTTAAAAACAATACATGGCAACAAAGATAGGTAGTTTATTCGGGGATGTATCCATCCGAACCAAAGGGCTTGAGAAAGGCATTAAAAAAGCCAATCGCATGCTCTATAAGTTTGGTCGCTCTGCACAAGGAGCGGGAAAGAATATTACTGCGGGTGTTGGTTTGCCTGTTACGGCAGTTGGAGTTACTGCATTTAATACTTTCAGAAATTTCCAACAGGAGATGGCTAAAGTAGAAGCTATTTCGGGGGCAACGGGCGAAGAGTTTATTGCTCTCGAAAAACTAGCAAGAGACTTGGGTGCCTCTACAAGATTTACCGCATCTCAAGTAAGTGCATTA